TACTGAAAAGCGATTGATGCCAGCATCTCAAGCTATTCAAAACTTGATGACTCGTTCTGGTGTACCTGCTGCGCCAGAGACACAAACACCAACTGAGAGAGTTGTTGGTGGTGGATTAGAGGCAATGACAGGAGTGGCTAGAACTATTCCTGCATTGATTAAAGCATCTACTACTGTTGCCTCTCCTGTGACTCGTGGTGTTACAGAGCAACTCGCTGTAGCCCCTAAGACACAAGCGATTGTGACTCCTACTGCTGTTATGTCTGGTCAAACAGTTACAGAAGCTACTGGAAATCCTTTGTATGGTGCGGTTACAACACTTGGAACAGGTGCTGTTGGTAGCGTTAAGCGTCCTCAAAAAGAGCAAGCATTACCTACTCAGGCATTAGACAAAATTGCCACAGATAGATATAACCAATTGCAACAATCTGGTGTGCAACTAAAAACTGATGAGTTTGTTAACTCAATGGATAAGATTGCAAAAGGTTTGAGAGAAGAAGGTTATACGCCAAAAGCATATCCAAAGATTTCTGGTGCTATTGAGGAACTTACATCTACTACTCAGCCTAAAGATTGGACTGAACTACAGGCTTTGCGTAAGATGATTCGTGGTGGTCAAAAAAGTGTTGACCCAGAAGAAAGACGAATTGCATCTATCCTTTTGGATGACTACGACAATTATTTGATGACTGTTCCAAAAGACTCTATTGCTTCTGGTGACATGAAAAACGCAGGTCAATTGTGGTCTGAGGCTCGTAACGCTTATTCAAGAATGAAGAAGTCTGAAGTCTTTGAGGATATGCTTAACGAGGCAAAGCTAGACAAGAGTAAATTTACTCAGTCTGGTGAAGAAAACTCACTTGCCAAACAATTGCGTCAACTTGCCAAAAATGACAAGAAAATGCGCTTGTTTACTAAAGAAGAACAAGATGCTATTGAGCAAGCTGCCAAAGGTGGTAATGTTCAAAATATGTTGAAGTTCTTTGGTCGTTTTGCACCAACTGGACCTGTAAGCGGTTTGTTTACTGGTGGCGCAACTGTCATGGCTCCTGCTGTTGGTATTCCAATGGCTTTAGGTGCGGCAGGTTCTCGTGTAGCCGCTACAAATATGCGTAGAGGTAGCGTTGAGGACTTAGCCAATATGATGCGTTATGGTGGCACTCCACAAACAACTGGTGGTCCATTTAGGGCTGTAGCACCAACATCCATGCGTGGTCTATTATCTATTGAAGATTTAGACCAAGAACAGCGTAATCTTTTAGGTATCCAATGATGGCTACTCAAGTCTTGCAAAACTGCCGTGTAGTTCCAATGCGGCTTTTTTGTAGGCTTGACTGGCTTCCTCAGCAGTTTTGTAACAACCTAAACTAATACATTTGTAATTAACTGTAATTCTTGCAACAAACCTATTGTTTTGATTATGAAGATAAACCCCTTTAAATCCAGTAGTGTTGCTTACTCTCAGTTTTGTGTTTCTGTTGTTTTGAGCATTGTTTGCTTCACGCAAATTAGAAATCAAGTTGTTTGACCTATTGCCATCAATGTGATCTATCTGTTCAGGAAAATAACCATTAAACATCATGAAAATAATTCTATGAGCGTAGTATTTCTTTTTGTTAATTGTTACTTCTTGATAGCCGTTGCTTTTTTTAGGTCGGCTGGCTTGTTTGCCTTTAAGTTTGTTTCCTCTGCGGTCAACCTTCCAAAAAAGATGCCCTTCACGATACTCAAAAAGTTCATGAAGAAATTGCTGTGTGATTTCCATATATCCACCAAAGAAAAACCCCTTGAACATCCGCAGTACCAGTGCAAACATCCAAGGGGAAGCCTATGGCTTAGAACTATTAAGGTCTGGTACACCCAAGGTCTAAGCCTACAAACATTCTTTCATAAACAAATTGCCTTGTCAACCACCAAGGCTTAAAATCAGATTAACCGAACAAGGAGTTCAAAATGGCGAAGACGAAGATAAGTGAGTTCAGCGCAACACCAGCCAACAATACTGACATTGATGGAATTAACATAAATGAGGGTTGTGCGCCTAGTGGTATTAATGATGCTATCCGTGAGTTGATGGCTCAACTGAAAGACTTTCAGACTGGTGCTGTTGGTGACTCGTTTAACGGACCTATTGGAACTTCTACTGCTGCGGCAGGTGCGTTTACTACTCTGACGGCATCTAGCACATTAAATGTTACTGGTGTAGCTACATTGGGTAATGGGGCTATCTTAGGAACTCCTGCTAGTGGTACTGTAACCAACTTAACTGGTACAGCCTCTATCAACATCAACGGAACTGTTGGTGCTACAACTCCTACGACTGGCGCTTTCACAACATTAGCGGCTTCTGGTGCTGTAACCCTCTCTGGAGGTACTGCTAACGGAGTAGCGTATTTAAACGGCTCTAAGGTTGTTACAAGCGGTTCTGCGCTGTGGTTTGACGGAACTAACTTTGGAGTTGGCACAGGCGGCAACACCTTAAACCATCAATCTGTTATTTATAAAGGCGGTGCGAACGCTGTTTACCAACAAATTGCCAATGGTTCTACTGGTCTTGCATCAACCAATGGTATTCGTGTTGGCTTGTCTTCTGCGGGTGTTGGTGAGTGGTATTCACCTACTGCGGCTATTTCGTATATCAACAACTCAGAACAAATGCGCCTAACCAGCACAGGTCTGGGTATTGGTACAAGTAGTCCTGCGGTAAAACTTGATGTTGCTGGTACATCAAATGGTGCAACGCTTGAACTTTTACGCCTTAACAATGCAGGTTCTGGAGCAAGCACAGCAGGTCAAATTGTTTTTAGGGCGGCTGGCACTAATTACGCTGACATTATTGGTGGTTATGGTTCGGCATCTGCTCGTTTGTCATTTAATGTTGCGGCTGGTGGCTACCAATCATTTGCAATAGGTGGAAGTGATAAGTTAACCCTCGACTCCTCAGGCAATCTAGGTCTGGGCGTTGCTCCTAGTGCTTGGAGTGGTTATCAAGCATTGCAAATTGGTAGCGCAGGTGGACTATCAATGTTTGGGTATAGCAATGCCGCTGAGTTTGGTAATAACTATTACTACAACGCTGGCTACAAGTATGGTGCAACCGCAAGTTCAACTAATTATGTTCAAACTGCTGGACAACATCGTTGGTTCAACGCCCCATCAGGCACAGCAGGAAACGCCATTACCTTTACTCAGGCGATGACTCTGGATTCGTCTGGGCGACTTGGCATCGGCACTACAAGTCCAATTTCAGGTTCTGGTTTAACCATTGGTGATGATAGTTCTGGTTCAGTAACAGTTAAGTTGGCATTTAGCACTTCAGCGTCTGAGCGTGGTTCAGTAAGCATGAATGGTTCTACTGGTGAGATGCGACTGACTTCTGGATACTCTGGCTATGGCGGGCTTATGGCCTTCTACACCAATGGTTCAGAGCGTGCCCGTATAGACTCAAGCGGTAACTTGCTGGTTGGGACTACGAGTACTTATGGAGGTCCAGGTCGTATCAATGTTGGATTTAATCAATCCAGTAACTTTGGCATCACTTTAAGAAACACTAGCGCAACAGCAACAGGTGTTTTTGTATCTTTTGAAAATAGTTCTGGTGGTGGTAACGGTTCTATTAGTCAAACAAATAGCACAACTATTGCCTACAATACTTCATCTGACAGACGATTGAAAACAAACATTGTTTCTGCTTCTGATGCTGGTTCAGATATAGATGCAATCAATGTTGTTTCTCATGGTTGGGTTTCAAATGATGATACTGTTAAATATGGTGTCATTGCTCAAGAGTTGTTTAATGTAGCCCCTCAAGCTGTAAGAAAAGGCGATGATGGTGCAGAAGTTACAGAAACTTGGGGCGTTGACTATTCCAAACTTGTGCCAATGTTAGTCAAGGAAATTCAATCTTTGCGTCAGCGTTTATCAGCCGCAGGACTATGACAAACAAGCAAATCTACCTCACAATTTCAATGCTTCTAATAGCATTTTGGAGTAGTGTTGCTTATCTTTTCTCACACATTATTTAAGGAAAACATCATGTCAGTAACTTGGAAAATCAACACACTTGAAAGCAACACAGCAGACGGATTCGTTTCTGTTGCGCATTGGAGTTGCACAGCAGTAGATGGCGAACACTCTGCCTCTGCCTACGCAACAGTCTCATGGGCTGAAGGAACTCCTGCCATACCCTATGCGTCACTCACAGAAGCTGAAGTTTTGTCATGGGTGTGGGAGTCTGTTGACAAAGCATCGACAGAGGCTTCTTTGGCGACTCAGATTGCTTTGCTAAAGAACCCTGTAAAAGCTGTCGGAACTCCGTGGAGCGCAGAATGAAGCTAGAGTTAGAAGTAAACGAGATTAACTTTATCTTGCAGACTCTTGGCGAACTGCCTAGCAAGTCAGGAGTTTGGCCTTTGATTCTCAAGATCAAGGAACAAGCTGAAGCACAAATTCCGAAAGACGAGGAATGATATGGATGATGTTGCAACAAAGGCATCATCAGTAGCTACCTATGGTGGTGCTGGTAGTGCTGTTTTCTTTGGTTTATCAGCTAATGAATTTGGTGCACTCTGTGGTGTTGTGATCGGTTTTATTGGTCTAGTGGCTAATATCTGGTTCAAACACCAACATCTCAAGATTGCTCGCAAGGAAGCTGAGAAGTGAGTTGGTTGCTTGTACTCGCACTACAAGCAGAATACCGATGTGTTAAGTGGACATGGACAGGTGATGTGTATAACCGAAAGGTTATTTGCCTGAAGTGGGAAAGAAAGAAATGATAGACCCCATAAGCGCCCTAAATGGCCTCCAAAGCGCCATTAGCATGGTCAAGAAGGCTAGTAAGGTAGCCAATGACCTAGGCGGTCTTGCGCCCATGATTGGCAAGATGTTTGATGCCAAGTCAACCGCAACAAAGGCTATGCTTCAAGCAAAGAGGGAGAAGAAAGGCTCGAATATGGGTGCTGCTCTCCAGATCGAGATGGCATTAGAGCAAGCCAGAGCCTTTGAAGAAGAACTAAAGATGTTGTTCATGCAAACAGGCAAGATTGATGTTTGGAACAAGATCAAAGCCCGTCAAGCTGAGATGGACAGAGATGATG